TTAGGTCAGGCAATACCTCGAGGATACCAATATCAATCCCAAATGACTCCTTATAAGCGAGATGCAAAAGGAGATTGGGGACGGGCTATTAATGAAAGTATAGATCAGTTCTTTGCAATCTATCCTCAGTGGCAGCAGCAGAAGAGAGCAAATGCATTGCAGCGGGAACAACTTGCAAGGCAGCGTTTAGAAGATCAGCACCGGGCAAAGCTTCGTCCTTTTGAACTCAAGCAACTTGAAACAAATCAAAAACTTCTTGAGCAAAAGTTACAGATGCAGGAGAACTATCCTCAAATGGTGAAAAACCTCAAGATCCCTGATCAGTATAAGAGTTTCCTACTAGGACTTCCACCTGCAGAAGGGTTGAAGATGATGCAGAGTTATATGACTCAGATGATGAAGCCTAGAACTCAAGTGCTTCAAGCAAATGATCCAAATAATCCTTTCCCGGGGACCCCTGTTAATGTTGATCCCAGTGGGAAAGTTACGCCTATTAATATTCCTCGAAAGAAAATTTCTGTCCCAGACGGTGGAATTCTCCCTGGCGGCTCTATAAACCAAACTGGGAAAACTATTCAAGTTGATCCACTAACAGAAACAATGACTGCACCTTTGGGGACTACACCACGAAGGAATATTGTAGCTGCTACAGCAGATCACCCACAGGTAAAAGCATTAGAAGCTGAGTTTGGTTCTGACTATGTTCAAAGGATGTTACCTTACTTGAGAGAAGACAGAACATTTGTAAGAGAAGGTCAACCCGGTGAGTTAATAGTTAGCAAAGGAGTGGAAACATTAAACAAAGATCTTCAAGAAAGATTAATGCAAGAAAGGAGGCCAAGTGCATCTCAAAGATTTAAAACACAATTTGCAGGTAAAGAAAATCAAATATCATCTTACGCAGATCTTGAACCGTTTGCGGGAGCACGCATTGAATCTCAGAAAAACTTTGCACTCACGAATTTATCTCCTAATCACCCGCTTTACAAAATGGCAGAAGATGACTACAACCGAAGATTCGTCCAAATAGGTCCAAACGGAGTTTTGGTTAGTGAAGGGTACAGAGGAGAATATAAGGTCCCCGGGAAGAAGGGTTTTACTTCTGGCAAACCTGAGTCAGTCCGTGTTAACCCCGGTGACACATTGGGTAGTATTATTAAAGACTTTGAGGCAAGAGGAATTAAAGTGCAACCTTCTCAGGTAATTGCTGCAAATCAACATTTTTTTCCAGATGTCAACGGTAGACCAAGTCCTGATAAGATGCTGACTTCGGCACAACTCGGAGGCGCAGAAATGATTATCCCCACTGGAGGTCCAGCAATGACTGATGCCCAAATTGGAGAGACTCATAGGACTGATTTCCCTGTTGGGGGTGCTAAACACAGGACAGTAGTATTGGACGGTATAGGTACAATTCATTCTATGAAAAATGCTACTCTTAAAGAAGAGTTTGAACTGAACAGTAAATTGGGCAAGATGAGAGAAATGGAAAGTAATGTTCAGGAGATGCTTGATCTTCTTTATGATCCAAAAGCGAGGAACTGGTTTAAACTTGGAACTGAAGAGAGAGGTAAGGTAAATGGTATTCGTTGGAGACTTGTTAATAACATTCAGGTCTTGCGTGATTTTGGTGTTCTTACTCCCGGTGAGATTGAAGTTATTGAAGAGTCTCTTCCTGACATGAACTCCTTCTTAAATCTCTTAGCTTCAGATTTCAAGCATAATAGTTTTGGGGAAGTGGAGCATAACGGAGAAGTTATTTTTGAAGGAGGATCTGAGAGATTTATTAAGGGTGCTTTACAAGTCCTGATGTCAGAAGCAAGGACAAAACAGAATTCTATCAGGGCAATTATGAACGCTTATGGGATACCAGAGATAGGGTTTGAAATAGATATTTATAATCCCCCCGGTAATAATATTAGTCCCCAACAATCAGGAAGTTCATCACAAATTGATTCGTTTAGATCAAACTAATGGCAGAAGCAGAAACTAATAATATGTCAAATTTGGAAGGGGCTTTAAAACCCTTCTCAAATACTTTTGACTCAATTCGTGCACAGGTTGACGCAATTATTGCAGAGAGAGACCGGGTTATTGAAGTCTATCCTGATCAAGCTGAACCAATTAACAGAATGGCACTCGATCAAATTAATGCAACCTTGAGTGACGCAGGAGTCTCACCTAATTCCTATCGCAGGGCACTTAATACTGAAAAGCAGTATTCTCAGGAACTTGGTGCTGATCCTTTTATGACAACAAAAGGAATTGCAAGAGCACTGGGTCAGGGTATTTTCCTTGGAGCAGGTGACGAACTAGAAGCATTCGTTACGCATATGATTAAGAACAAACTTCTTGATAATAAAGGCAACAAGGATCAGACATATATGGAAGTGCTCACAGATATTCAGGCAGGTATCTCAGCATTTGAAAGAAAGAATCCCGGTGTCTCGCTAACCTCTGAAATTTTAGGTGGGTTATATTTTCCCTTCTACACAGGACTTGTCCGGGGTGCACGAGGTCTAACGAAAGGTGTCTCTAAGCTTGGACCGGGAGGAAGGGAAGCTTTATCACAGGGTCTTGTTGGTGCAGGAGCAGGTACATTTTATTCCTACGCCAAGGACAGGAACGTTAGTCCCCTTGATCCGCTTATTGGTGGTGGAACTGCTGCGGGATTCTCAAGAGCATTGACAAAGACAGGTGAGGTTAGAAGACAGGCAGATGCAGATATTGCAGATATTGAAAAAGGATTCCAGACACAAGTTTCAGGTCCGGGTGGGGTGCAAGTAGACGCAAAAAAAACTATCCCCTTAATGACCAAATTAAAAAGCAAGCTTCCAAACGTTCCCGCTGCTCCCGGTGGACCTCCGGGTAAACCTCCCGGTGAGTTAGGTGAAGCAGGTAGTCAAAGCTTTCATGAAGCTGCAATGAGAGAAATTATCCAGGCAGCAGATGACGAGGGAGTTACTTTCCAAGATCTGATGATGCGTCTTGATGACTATGTTAAGGCTAATCTGGGAGAGTACACAAGAATGATTGACTTAGTTGAGGAAGGAGGTGATCTCGCAAGAACAATCCGAGGTGTAACGATTGATAATCCTAAAGCGTCTGTTGCTAAGAAAGATTTCCTGAAGAGACAGATCGAAGCAAAGCAGAGAACTCTCCCCAAGATCTTTTCTCTATTTGATCCTGAAGGGAAAATGAAGTCTGTTGGTAACAATATTCACAGGTGGTTGAATAAGTCAAAAGAGACTAGACAGAAAAATGCACAACCACTATATGAGGAGTTTGACAGAATCACTCTCTTTGATCCTACACAGGAGGGAGGTTCTCAACTTGGTGGACAGTTGTGGAATCGTATCAACACAGCAATGGAGTGGGATAAAAATATTAAGAAAGCTTGGACTTCTGCAGCAGGGAAACTTGCTTGGAATGATCCCCGGCTTGCACACACCCTGCAAGATAATATCTTAACCGGGAAACGCTTTAATGCTTTTAAGAAAAAGCTTGACGGTCAGATAGGAGAGTTACTAGCAAAGGGTAATCTGGAAGAAGCAGGAGATCTGATAAAGGTTAAGAATGAAATGATTGAGACAGTGGATAAGATTGTTGAGGAGATAACTAAAGCAAATCCCGGGGAAGGAGTTTACCAGAGAGCAAGGAATATTTACTCAGGATCTCATGCTTCGGATAATGCATTTAACTTAGGAACAGGATCAGTTAAATCGCACAGTGGAAAGAACTACTCCGCTGATGAATTTGAAGTCCTCTTTGATAAGTTATCTGATTCTGAAAAAGCTTTCACTCGGTTAGGTTTGGGTCAGGGGATAAGAGAAGTTCTGGAAAAAGATATGACCGAGTTGACCCCGAATGTCAGGAAGTTAATATTAGGAGGTGCGGAACCGAATCACCTTGAGAGAAAATTTCATTATGTATTCAAGGATGATACTTTTGAAAAACCTGTTGCTTGGTTAGGCAAAGCGGGGGTAAAACGAAATAAGACTGGCAAGCAACGTTCAAAAGAATTTGTTGACATTCTAAATAAAGAAGCAAAGTTTCTGAAGTCCTACCGAAGTCTTTTTGGTGGATCAGATACTGCTGCAAAAATGTCTGACGTTAACAGGGTGACAAATAAAATTTCTGACGTAGTTGATACAGTAGCCGACTTAGGACCAGAGGCATTAATTCGACAAGGTGTTCCTTCTGTAGGATTATTCTCTAAGGGTGGTAATTATATTTCTTCTAAGTTTTCTGAGGCAAAGAGAAGACAACTTGCCCGGGAAAAATATGGGAGTGAGATTGCTGAGTTGTTAATGACACCGGGTGGAACAGTTAATGCCTCTAAGCTTAAGAAAGTTCTACAGGATTTAGATAACTACAAGAATCAACTTGATCTTGAAAAAGGTCTTCTTGGATTCTCACCTTACAAACAGGGAACTCGTCTTGGTAGGTACTCGCTGCTCCAACCAGATACAGTTCCAGAAGTTGTTTTCCCTACAGATGTTTGGGAAAATAAGTAAGGGGTGTGTAAGTAGTTAAAACTGTTTTGTTGGTGTAAGGGGTGTCCCGAGAAAGTTCTTTTGTGTCAACTGCAAGGGTTTAGAGTGGATAAAAAATTAATAGATACTGAAACAATATCTTATTACTATGTCACAGGTTAGAAGACAAAGTGTGTGATTGCAAGGAGTTTCAAGGTATTGTGCTTGTTAACTTGGTAAGGAAGGTAGATTTTGTAAGGGGTTATGTAAGGGGTTAGAAAGTTGTAAGGGGTGTCCCCTGTCCCCTCAAGGGACACCTATTACATGAACTTTATGATTTTTTCTTACCTTTACTCAAGCCAGTAATGTTATACGAGCTCAAAGCTTGTTTTGCAAGATGTTGAATGTTGTGAAGTTCAGGATCAGCTTCCGCTAATGTTAAGATAACGATCTCCAACTTCCTGATCCTGTCATTCTTTTCCTCAATTATTTCTGAATAAATGTCAGGGACACTAAGTCCCTTAACATTTCGATTGTTGAATTTTGGGGAACCTGTTTTCATATTTCTTCTTCCTTTCTCTTTTCAAAGAGTGGTTTACCGTCATAGGGTTTCGTTAATACTGGGAAATCAGACCCCCTTTCACTAGCCCGGTTGTACTTCTCATTGAAGAAAACATTTGGGTTTTCCTTGTCTTCAAAGTAGCGTTTAAGATCAGATAGGTCATCAGTCAAATCAACTACATTGTAAATATATTCCTCGTCTAACAGATCTTGTTTCCCAAGTTCAATTTGCTCAAGAATATAAGTCACAGCATCTGCTGCATTTTTTATTTCATTTAGTTTCATCATGCAACCTCTTTGATTGGATTGATTTCAATTAGTTTTCTACCACCCTCTAACTGGGGATTCTGATTCCGAAGAGTTCTCACAAACTTCTTACCAAGGAAGTTCTGCTTCTCTTCAACAACATGATTAACTCTTGTTGAGTTTAGGTATCTCTTCGTTGTCTCGATCTGCTCGTGACGCAAAAAAGATTTTACTATATATATGTCACCAGTTATTTCAAACAACTCAATGGCCCCTGTATGACGAAATGCGTGCCAGGGTTGCTTACCAAATATACCAAGGTCATTCAACTTCTTTGAGAACGCACTGGTGTAAGAAGGTCCGTTAGCATACCAAGGTGATCCACTAGGCTTTGCCAAGATATACTCTTCAGGATCTCTTCCTTCAAAGTCCTTCTCGAGAAAAGAAATTAAGGTATCATTCGAAGCAAAAAGAGTTGCAACACCTGCATCCTTTTCAGCTAACTTATATCCCTTCGCTTTTGGAAGAATAAAAGTTGAGTTAACTGGAGAAGTTTTTTGCCAGTGCTTAATCTGAAGATGAGCAATCTCGTGTACCCTTGCCCCGGTGAATCTTGCCAAGTAAAATCCACGCAAGAAGTTTTTATTCTTCCCGCTTTCATAAAGTTCCCGAGCATGAGACTCAAACTTTTCAAGTTCCTCTTCAGTAAAAGGGACACTCTCAGGTTTAGGTTGTGGAACTTTTGGATACAAAGGAATTGAGTTAGTGTATCCCTTAAGCTGAAGGTACTTAAAAAACCTCTTAATCTGCTGCTGAATGAGATAAAGAGAAGACTCTGCTGTATTACCCTTCTGGACTAAAGATCTTAGTCCTGCGATGATCTTGAAGCCTGTACCGTCAAACTTTAATTCCAGTTCGTCAAAGCGGTAATCACCAAGTCTTTTTGTGAATCCTGAATCGTGAGTTATTAAAAGATTCAAGGCTTTTGACTGTGCTGTCTTATAGGTGTGAAGTGACCTTATATTTTGAAGTTCAATCGAAACATAATCGAAGTATGCAACCGAAGCTTCGTCTAATGTCTTCGCAGTAATAACAGGAGCAACTTTTTCTGCCTGTTTGTTCTTGATAAAGTCTTCCCTTTTTTTAAGGAGTTTGGAACGCAGTTCATTATGAAAGCGGATCTCCTTATTATTATAGGAAGGTTTTGGAAGTTCATTATCTACTGCATATTCTGCTGCTTCGTAATCAAACTTACCTGAAGTTGTTGCCGAGATCCTTCTTGCATATTCCCTGAACTGACTAAGGTCTGCAAAAAGAACTGTTTGCTTTGGTAGGTTCACACCGTCAGTTGATCTGAACTTTGCAATGACGTTCTTCCTTGGTCTGAAAATTGTGATTGGCTTAAATGCACTCATATTGCTCCTTTGGTTGTGCCCCCCGAAGGGGCCGGGTGGATTATAAGTTTTGAATAGCGATTCGCCTTAAGTTCTTCTTAAAAAATGCTGCCAGTTCTCGATCTGAAACCGAGGCTTCAAGCATTACAATTATTCTGTCTCTGAGATCTAGGAATTGAAGATGCTCATCCAAATCCTTGCGAGTTCCGGGGGTGTTAAGTTCCTCAGTCAAAATCCCAAAAAGAAGTTCCAGTTCTGGGACACTTCTGCTTTCGTGGAATTCATCTTCGATCTGATTAACGAATTTTCTTAACTGTTCCAGTTTCATATTGCTCCTTTATTTAGGTTAACTATTAATTACTTTCAATATTTATATTACGCTAATTATAACTATATGCAAGCAAATAATGAACAATATTTAATCTTTTTTTAATATTTTTTAAAATATCTTGTGATTAACTGAAATTATTGACGAATTTAGGGGGGTGTAAGATGTGTAGTTTTTGGATGTAAGGGGTGTTTTGGGGAAAAAAGTGGTTGCCCCCTAGAAAAAGGGGGCAAATTTTGAGGGGTTACCGAGTAAGAATTTCCTTAATAGTTTGGAATTCTTTTGAAACCTTTTCTTTAAGTTGTTGTCCTTCTTTGATTGAGTGACATCTTAACTTGTCAAGGTTAGGATTTTTATTTTCCCAGAGTCGAAACATATCTTCTACTGTGTCTTTGGACTCTGCTTCAAGTTCAATCAAAAACTTCTTCATGACTTCTTTCTCCTTTTTATTTAGTTAAGAGAGACTCGAGCCTCTCAATATGAAACAGCAACTTCTCCTTTTCCTTATCCCAATCTCCTTGAAGATCCAACTGGGATTTTTCTCCTCTAAGAATATAGTTCATATCGTAACCTGCTTTAGCTACTCCTATTAATATATGTGCAGAGGGTAGAGAGTTACCCGCCAAGGCTTTTGACAATTGCCCGGCATGACAGGGAATCTTCGAAGCTAACGTCCTCTGGGAATCCCCACGTTCTTGCATCTGTTCCTTAAACCGATCCAAGATTTCTTGCAAATCAGAAATTTTTTTAACTGAGGGTAATATTTTTCTTGTCATTAGTTATTTAATCTGATAGATTATATATTCAATTATTACTCTCTGGCATTTAAGTTGCTTTACAGAGAATATTGATTACTAAGTGAAAGGGCAAGGAAAAAAATTCATAGGGGGGTATTCAGAATTTACTGAGTCTGCAATTTGCTCCTTTCGGCAGTAAACCCCCCTTTCTTACTCAAGGATGAGCATGAAAGGATACTATGTCTAATGAAAAAGAAAAACAAATTCTTTTTTCTCCCACCAAAAATTTAAAAGACACTAAATTCTCCCCAGACATTGAAGGGTTCACTGAGGGTGAACTTACTATCCCCCCGGACTGGTTCCCGGGATCAGAATGTTTCTTCTGCGTGGATTCATATCCTTCAATAGTAAATTGTACCGAACAAGAGTACCACAAGATTCAAGCATTCTCTAACTCTTTTGGTTCCACCCTTATTAATGAATCACCGTGGTATCAAAAAGCTTGGGAAGGAATCGAGCCGAGTAGACCAATGATCTTAGGTTCAGCAGCAGAATTATATTTGGAACTCCTCGCTGAGTTAATCAAGGCGCAAAAATATGTGTCCTTAGATAAGGTGGATTTCAACGTGGGGAAGATCTTGGATAGGGTTGCAGTGATGCCACTCTGGGAAGGAACAGGAAGCAGGACCAAGCAGAAAGATTTTAAAATAGCTAACAAGGGAAAGCTGATTATTACAGAAAAGGAATTCGATACGATCATGATGATGATGAAATCCGCATTATCAAATAATCACCTTTGGGAAAGATTGAACGGTACTTGGCAAACTGTGATCTTGTGGATCGAAGACGGTATACCTATGAAAGCAATGCTTGATCACATAACTCAGAACCTTATAACACGCAACGTTAAAGTTCCCGGGGACTTGAAGACAACCGATATTGGAAACCCAAAAGCTTTCCACAAGAAAATGTATGATCGCAATTATGACCTTCAGGCATACCACTACACAGTTGCACTTCAAGCACTCTACCCGGAAGAGACTATCGGAAAATTTATCTGGTATGTCTTGGAGACTGAGCACCCTTTTGGCAGCGGAATTTATTATGCAGATGATGTTGTTCTTGAAAGTGGAAGAGCAAAAAGAGCAAGGGCGTTAAATATTTGCAAACAACTTTACAAGAAAGGGGAACTCGCTGAGTTTCCTGATTACTCACCTGCTGGTCCAAAGGAATTTACCTTGTGGGATTGGCAGATTAACAAAAGCCTCAGAATGGAGCAAGAAAATGAGAGCACAATCTAAGTTAACAAAAGAAGTAGTTTTAAAACACTGCAATATTTACGATGAAGAATTCAAGGTAACAGTGCCTGATTCCTCATTTAATTTGCAGCGCACTTATGAGGTAGCTGCTGCAGAGGTAATGAAAAATAAGCGTCTTCAGGACTGCACAATCGAGAGCATCTTGGAGTCAGTAAAGCAAGCCTGTTATCTGGGACTTGAACCCTCTTCAGTTTCAGGTGAAGCATATCTAGTCCCCTACGGTAATAAATGTACACTTGTTATCGGATACAAGGGTCAGTTGGAATTAATGTACCGAGGCGGGCACGTTATCTCGGTCTGGGCTTATCCTATATATGAGTCTGACTTACCAAATGTCGATATTCAACTCGGCACAAATCCCCAAGTAAAACACTCACCTACATTAAGTGGTCCCCGGGGTGAACTTGTAGCAGTTTATGCGTGTGCAGAAATTCCCAATTCAGACCAGATTAAATTTGAATTAATGACAAGGGAAGAGTGTGAGCGTATTAAGTCAAAGTCTGGGGGAGCACATTCAAAAGCACACCCTTGGAACACAGATTTTGAAGCAATGTGTCTCAAGTCAGTTATCAAGAAAATGTCAAAGACAATTAGCAAGAAGCAAAATGCTCATGCTGATCGTTTAAGTTTTGCCTCTGTTGCAGCAGAGGATACTGGTGAGGGTCAGACTATCACTCTAGGTAGTTCTGACTTTCAAACAATAACCCAAGAAGAGGAGATAGACGATGAAGGACATAACACTATCAGCAGTAACTCAAGCAGTAAACCAAGTGCTATCGAAACCGACAAAGAAAATGCTCCGAAAATCAATCGAAGCGGACGTAAACCTGAAGAACTCCCTGAAGGAGAGCAGGAACAGGCAGAAACTCCTGAGAGCATTAAAAAGAGTCCAAGACAAAGAGGCAGACAAGCAGCAGCGTAAAACCTCTTTTGAGACTTATTTAATTATGAAAAACTCGGAACTTTGTTCGTCTAATCCTAACTGTTCTATAGGAAAAAATAAGTGACTAAAAAAGAGTTAGAAAAGAGGCTTAAAGAATTCGAGAAAATCCTTATTTCTATGAGAAAGGAAATCTCATCTTTAGGCTTCGCAGTTGCACAGCATCAAGCAAACTTTGAGGTTCTAAAAAAGTTAACAGAACAGAAGAAAGTTGATGTTGTTAAAAAGTAATAATAAAGCGGGTTTTAGTGATAGCACTAATCGTATTAGCTGCTATTTATACTCACTGTTTGCGCTAGATGAAGATTGGACAGTGAGAAGGTTTTGGTTGGCCTTTTTGGAAACATATTTAAGGATCTTGTGTTTCCCTAAGACCCGCTTCGCTTTCAACACTTAAACTATAAATTCATTATGAGCACTAGAGGAGAAGAATACAGGAAGAACAAAAAAGACCAGTATGGTAGAGCAATCCCAGAAGTGGTTATACCTATGATATATCAGAAGAATTATCGTCATCAACTCAAGAAAAACAGGTTTGGAAATTGATAGAATATCTGATCTGGAAAAATCTTATGTGGATAATCTTAACTTGGTCAATTATACACCACTGGGGTGAACCTCACGGGTTTTAATATGAAATCTCCTGATCATTATCTTAAATCTGAGATTCAACCTTTGGAGTATATTGTCGCTAATGATCTCAACTTTATAGAGGGGAATATTATCAAGTATATTACTAGGTATAAATACAAGGACGGTATTAATGATTTGATCAAAGCACAGGCTTATTTGAAATTGTTAATTGAAAAAGAAAATGAGCGCAAGTGATGACAAATCTATTACTAAATTAATTTTAGAAAGGATAAAGAAAATGTTAGCAAAAGCAAGAAGTAAAGGCAGACCTTTTAAGATGTTTAAACACGTTGGAAGAGGTAGGCCAAAGGAGAGTATTTTAAGAGCATTTTTGTTTCACTTAAAGTACTCAAAAGCAAAGCACGTTCTCACAGAGTGTGAGGCACGTTCTTTAACTATAACCCAATACTTTGATGACTTAGTTTCTAAGGACATTGAAAATAATAAAGGAAGGTAAAAATGGCAGGAAGACTAATCTGTAATATGTTCAACAATCCACCAGATGAAGGATCAGGCCGGGATGAATATTTCTCTGGACAGTGGCCTTTCGGTGGAAAAGTAATGCTCTGGCCTCGCAGCATTAAAGACAGTGAGGGTAACTGGGTAGCACCACCAGAGAACCAACCACAGTGGCAACTTAAGTGGTATCCCGATGACGATTCCGGGGGTGGCTCCGGGTTCTAGGTTTACCTTAACTCTCAAGGATGAGGCATTGTGCTCATGGAAGAGCAGCAAAAACAAGATTCTTATATAAAGTTATTCCGCAAGGCAAGGAAAAACCCAATCTTTAAAAAGCCTCTTACATTTCATTATTTCACCTACTGCATTCTCTCAGCTTGGTGGAATGATGAACCTACGACATTCAATTTAGGGGGTGTCGATGTCTCAATTTCCAAAGGTGAATTCGCCACAACACTTCAGAGATCAAGTTACGAAACTGGGCTTTCAATCCAGAATATTCGCACTGCAATCAAGGTGTTAAAGGCAACAAACATGTTAACAGAAGACCTAACAAGGGGACTAACAAACGGTGGAAGGGTCTTAAGGGTATGTAATTATTCACTTTATCAGGGCAAAAATATTGAGGGTAACAAACCTTCTAACAGACCCTCTAACAGACGAACTAACAGACAAATAAAGAATATAAGTAATAAAGAAAGTATTAATAAACCCCCTTATATTCCCCCAAGGGGAAAAGGAAAAGATTCTCACAGATCTGGAATCAGAAATGCTGCACTTTTTCGACAACTGGTTAGGGGATATCTCGAACTAAAGGACAACGACAAATCATATGACGGGAAAATAAATGAAAAATATAAAAGCAACAGAACTGCAAAAGAAGCAAAAGAAGAAATTGAACGAGAAGGACGTAACCAAGGACGTTCTGCAGTGGGCAGGAATTCGATCAAAAACAGTTCGTCTGTTCAGAATGCAGACAACAGGAATCCCAGACGGACGAGGCGGGTTTCGAACAAACAATGAAAAAGGTGCACCAGACTTTATCGGAGCATACCAAATGGCTAAGATCCCGGTACTGTTTGCTTTTGAAATAAAATCTCCAACAGGTAAGCAAAGTGAGGCGCAGAAGAACTGGCAGAAACGAGCAGAAGAATTTGGCATCCACTATTTTATCATCAAGTCCTGGGAAGAAGCAGAAAGTGCGATCCAGAAACTCCACAAGAAGCACAGGGGTAAGATTGCGTGGGGGTTCCTTGCACCAAAATTCCCAGAGCACAAGGGTCTTGAAGAAAAACTCTGGCTCGAACTTAAAGATTCCACCGGGAAAGTTAAAAGAACGACTAGACCAAGCATTATCCCAGATCCGACAAACAAGAAGTAGCTTGACGCAATTTGAGAATGTTAAGGAAGCTGAAGAATTTGAAACTGAGATCAAGAAATATCTTCCAGAGAATATTGGTGTAGGGATCATTCGAGAAA